AACCCAAGGCAGCGGCCAAAACCCAAAAGATATTACCCTCGCCTAAGGCCGGCGCGGGAACCACCGTTGTGAAGACGACCGTGGGTGAATCCCTGACAGACGCTTTGACCAAGTCTGAAGGAACTATTGCTGTCGTGGCAATTGTTCCCGAAACTTGGGAAGATGAGCCATCTGTCCCAAACCCCAAGAAACAAAAACGTGAACCGAAACCCATTGCGAAAAAGGAAAAGTCACCAACCAAGAAGGCAGACACGCGCGAGGTCAATCAAACAAGGAATGCCAACTTGTTTGTCCTCCCCACTATGCCTGTGGTAACGACTGAGCCGACGTTCCCGAAAGTGACGTTCGGTGCTACCCCTCGCTCACGCGTCAAGCAAACCGCTCCAAAAGCCATTGTGAACACCAATGCGCCAGCGGTCGCCGCTGCCGCCATCGATGCATCCGTTACTGTTTCAAATTCGGACGTCATAGTCCCGACCCCAGTACCTGAATATGTCCCCACTCTCACCCCACTCGAGAGAGCTTATTCAGTTGGTTTGCCTGATCTCAGACACTTCAAGCCCGACTTGGCACGTGAAGAAATATTCGCGCGTGTCCAATCGCCCGATGGAATGAACGAGAGCACCATAGATTACTTGATGTTCGAGCGTTGCCGAGATTGGTCACCCAAGAATTTCGACGTTGATTCATTGTCATTTGTAACGCGCAAACCAGCGGTATGCACCCAGGATGATTTGAACCCACCGGACCCGTGGAGTGTTTTGCCTCGTTTGGTCGTGCATTCACATCCGAGATTGCATGATCATCGCGAGCTATTGTTACTCCAGTTTTACCTGTCAGGCCACCAGCCCATTTATGATTTGGGTGGTTCAATGCACAGGTGGCACCACGTTCTGAATGTAGTGAAACGTTTGAACTTGATGGGTCGCAAGTTCCCTTTGCGGACCATTCACGTCAATGCCCCGCAGGGCGGCAACCCTTTTGGCCCGTCACCTGTTTTCGGCTCTTTGGACGACGCGGAATATTGGAAACGCTCCGGACACATGCACTCTCGGCACCCCGGAGTGTTCACTTCCTGTGCTTGCGTTTGGGGTCGCGACGAATGCAGACATCACCAAACCAGAGTGGTGGTAGCAGTTGACTCTGTTTACTATGTGATGAATTATTTGCCTCTCGGTAAAGAAATTCACGTCATAGCACACGAGTACAACACGCCCACCGGGGCACTCGGCAAGTCAACCGGAAACTTTGAGATGTCATGGGAATGCCGTGGTGAAGACGTAAGTGTCGTCATTGGTTCCGCTACCGCATGCACCTACCAGCACCGCAACATTAACACTTCAGCCGGCTACATTCGGAACGATGTTGAGGACTTCTGGTCGGTGGAAGTGGTGAAGACCTACAGCCCATGGGGTACAGCGCACAAGATGAAGTACAGCGTGTGGAAACCAGTAGACGCAATGCCGCCGTTAGGCGCCAAGGTTGTTGAAGACACATTCACGCTAACCACAGAGATGCGCACTGGCAATTCTGCTCTTGCGGCCGCAGTGCAAACTGAGGTGACCGTCGTTGATACGGGAGTCATGAAGCTTGCGGTTCCGAGTGCCGCATTGAGGTCACTTAGCAACCGTTTCCCAGGAACATCGCGAGTGCAGGACGTGCACACCGCAGCCGTCGCCATGGTAAACCAGTGTTCTGCGATTGACTCGCGAATGTCGGAAGTAGCTGTGGAGTACTTGGTCACGCAACATGGTATGCGACATTTGCACCGTTACACCGCAGTGTGGGGTAATCGCACCTTGCTAGCCATCCAGTTTTGGTGGCACGCCCTATCCAGCCTTCTGCTTTTCATCCTATTGGCAGCATGGTTTGAAGGCGAGTACATCGGCACTTGGTGGACAATTGTAGCTTGTTTCAGTCTGTACTTCATCCACACTGTAGTCATATCTGTGACTTCCGACGTTGATGCTGGGCGACGCATAGATGCACCTGGATCACGACCTGACGTTTACATCGGCATGACTAGGAAGGAGTATGGTTTAGGACCAGCACGCTACATTTGCCGCACGTATGCGACTTTGGTATTCAATTTCAACGTGTTACGGTGTTATCCTGGTTTACTGTTGGACAATCTCAACCGTGCACGGATGGACATGGGCCAATACCCACGGCGTCGGCATGAAGACACCACCTGTAGCTGGTTATCTTACTGTTGCTGCGGATGTTTCAACTCTTGTTGTAGGTGCCTATGCGTCATAGTCGACTGCTTCAAAAGCTGTTACGAATGGTGTTTTCGCCCGCGATACCAGGCTTTGCCAACCACCATGGAACCCGGATCTTTGCTTGACGCCCTCGCCAAGCGTGGTTGGATTTATGACCCGATAAAGTACCTAAAAGGGTACGTGTCCATAGTGGGTGGCGATGATGTTAGCAGCGTCACCACTTCACCAATCACCCCTGGTCATAAAGAAGTGTCGACCCATCTCGGTTATCCACTAACCGGTCTTGATGCCAGCGACACTCTTGGCGATCCAAAGCATGCAACGTTCTTTTCCACCCAGCGCGTACCCATGTGGAACCACACCACCAACGAGCGTACCTACGTGTGCGTGCCTAATTTTGGTCGGTTTTTGTCCAGATCACATTTTTCTGCTAAACCCATACACCCCAAATACGTGCCTGGTCGGGTCATGGACAATGTCAAGTGCTACAGGACGTATTTCGGCACTGTTCCCGTTTTCGCACCTTTGCTAGACATGTGGGAGCGCGTAACCAGCCTCAATGGTGCCAAACCAGTGTTTCGCCAGCACGTACGATCGGAAACAGTTTCGACAATGTATCGTTTTATACCAAAGCCTGGCACTGATGACATACGCCCAGACGAGTTCACGTATGATTGGATAGTTGAACATTATGACAACAAGTTTTCAGTTAGTGACTTGCTCGATTTTGAGCGCATCATATCGCGATGCCCCGGCAATGACTACGTGATATACCACCATGTAGCAAGCATCATGATCGAGCAGGACACCGAATACAAAGTTCCCACTACCAAAAGCGTCAACTACCTCCCTTTGGTCAGCGCGGTCTTCGAAGATGGCACTGCATTAGCTTTCAGGATGATGACTGGTTACACGGGTGCCATTGTCAACATTGCTATCGGATTGATTGAGATGGCATTGATGGATGGCGCTTTGTTTCCTTTGATCGCCCACATCGTGCAAGCCGCTATCGGTTGGTATGCTGGTGCAACGTTCGGTCTTTTCGCCCATTTGGCTTGGAATTATCAATGGGTCTTCCCATCTACTGGGCGATATTCCAAAGTAACCGAAGCCCAATTGCAAGCACCGCGTGTGTGCTCACCTGCCCACCCGTTTCCGGACCCTGACAAACTTGACCCAACTTTCAAGATGAATGTTAAGATCGGGAAAAAGGTGGTGTTTTCAATCCCTGCTAAGATGAAGTACAAGCTGGTGAAACACAGGAAACAGCATTGCGGTCAGGATGTGTGGCTAACCCAAAAGGACGAGATTCCAGAGCGTAAGCGTGACCCTGCTATCGGGTCATGGGACGATTTTGCCAAATACCCTTGTTCGTCACGCACACACACCGCACCCGGCGCGCAATGGTTAGTGTCGTCATGTTTTGCCAACCCGTGTGTGCTGTCGGGTTGCATGAGAAACACCGTGTTGGGTGCATTGCATAGGCGTGCGAAACCGTCTCCGGCCGTCGCCCCAGATGTGGAAAAGGCATGGATACGGTACCTACACGAGCAGAGTGTTCCATTAATAAAAGTCTTGGATGCTGCCGAGGAGTTGCGCTGGGAACCACGCGATCAGTTTGAATGGTGGTTAAACCGACCTGGTTTCGCAACCGAGCCACGAAAAGTTCAGTTACGCAAAGCGTTCGATGAGATACAATGCGGCACACATGTGGATTACGCAGAAGCCAAGACTTTCTGCAAGATTCAGATGGAGTGTAGCAGTGCCTCACCAATGAATGAATTCATGCCAGTTTACGAACCCGACATGGAGAAAGGGCCACGCCCACGTGGCGTCACTTGTGTATCTGACCACATCGCTGTATTGCGCGGTCCAATCACCCAGTTAGTCGCGAAGATTTTGGGTAAATGCTTCGAACCAGGAGTGTATTCAACCTTACCAGGGTGTATACACAAAACTGAAACCGTCTGGATGAAAGGGTGTGACCCGGTGACTATGGGAAACGTCATTAATGCATTGTTTGAGTCGTCGATTTACTCTGACGGCACTGACGCCAGCGCATTTGACAAGAACCACACTATGGCAACTAGACGCGCTGTTGACCTGGCGTGGCGGTATTACCCAAAGGCAACTAGAGACATTCTCCAAAACATGCAGTACGTTTCTAAGACGCGCATGACTGCCGATGTCGGGCAGATGATCCTCACATACACACAGCAAGGAGGCATGCTCAGTGGCGAGCCAGACACGTCTTTGACCAATACACTGGTACGCATGGCCATTGACCGAATCATGCATTCAGTGGCATTCGTCGGGACAGACCTAGCACAAGCGTGGGCCAAAGCCCACAAACAACAATGATACAAATGTATCCGGGGCACGGGCTTAAGAAGCATGAGTGTGCGACCTCACCCCAACCCGAGCCATCAAAATT